GATATAATCTTTCCGTTTATTTCCAATACCGATTTTTTGCTTATGTTCTTCCGACATCGGTTTACCGTTTAATCCATGATGATTTACCGCTTTCTGGCGGCACTCATTTTTTGTTTAGCTTCTTCAGAAAAGGTTAAATTTGATTTAACAGAATTATAGATTTTAGAGGTTATTTTTTGTTTTCTTTTACTCGTACAGAACATATAAAATGCTCTTTGCATTGCTAAATCAAAAGGAAACGCTTTCCACATTAGATGATGAATAACATAATGTGCCTTAATAGGAACTTTGAGAAGATTATTCGTTTCAAATTCCCATTCAGGTTTCCATGATTTTGGAACGATGTGATGACGCTCAAAGCCTTTAGTTCTTTTTGGTGGCTCGACTGAAATGAAGTGATTAAGCAACTTAATCAGACGGTTGAGGTAATGCGGGTTCGAATTTGGTTGTTCGGAAAGATAGTTGACATAAATAGTTTTAGGCATGATCGCCTCCTAGATAGGTGATTGTGATTAGGGTATAAGAGAGACGCCAATCACTCTTATACCTGTTATTTATACTCTAATCACCAATCCCCACGAATTGAGGGGATTGAATAAGTACGCTAATTAGATTGCGAGGTTATCGATGATCTATTTCAACCATGATACCCGAATGTGCATTTCAACATTCGAGGTATCGCACAATGGCAAGAACTTACAGAAGAAAGCAAGCAACACCCCCTTTCCTAAAGTATTGGGGAGAAACGACTGAGTGGCATAGAGATTGGTATAGAAAACGCCATCCTGGATTGTCGGATGACGAGATCGTTAGAAAGAAATGCGTTGAGTATCATTCGGAGAATCATCCAGGGCAGTGGAATCCGCCCTCCGGCTTCGGTAAAGCATTGAATAGGAAGGTGAAAAGAGATAATCGACTGAACCTCATCCGTTGTCTTCGTTACGATGACGAGTTCGTCGAGATTCCACTGAAGAGAGATTCGGGTCACGATTACTTTTAACCATTTAGAGTGATAAGCAAATGGCGCAATGTTCAGAATGTAAAAGCACTTTTATCATGCAGCGTTGCAGAGAGTGCAACATGGTCTTCTGTAGGAGATGCGCAACTCTTGGGCATGGTCGTTATGTTAAGACTCCATTTAATAAGTGTCCTCATTGCGGAACTTTTACAAGATTTGATAATCTGAAAACACAATGAACCAAGATAATCAATGTTTGAATTGCATTAGATGGGAAGGCCGTGTTATCGACGGTAACCCATTATGGAAAGCACGATGCTCCCAGATTGGCGAAGTCGTTGAACAGTCAGCCTACTGTATTTTTTGGGTTAAGGCGCCACCATCTATTAAAGTCCCGTCTGGCGGAATCCAGCCACGATAACTTTTAATTGCCCTGGTAGCTCAGTGAATAGAGCAGTGGTCTTCTACACCACTTGTCGGGGGTTTGAATCCCTCTCAGGGCGCCAAATTAAATCCCGGTAACTCAGAGGTCAGAGTGCGCCTCTCCTAAGGGCGTGGTCACTGGTTCGAATCCAGTTCGGGGTACCACTTTAAGTCTTGATAAACTAGAGGTATAGATAGTGAAAGCAAAGAAGAGGTTTGGCGAATTGGGAATCGGAGATTCCTTCGAGTGGGGCGGAAAGACTCTTGTTAAAGATGGTGTCAGAACGGCATCGGCAGCGACCACGAAGATGGATTTCGTTTTCACCTCGAGAGATATGGTTACTGTCGATGAACCGGAAGATATCGATGATGATTTTGTGTATACCGGGTTCGGCTGTATCCCCGATCAGACGAATGCCGTAGATTTGTTCGATGCGTATGATCATGGTGACGATGACTCTTCTTTACGAGATAAGTGCAACTAACCTTAATGAGGTGACATAGTGAAAGACCATGATGATGTTTATGCGTTGATTGCAACCACATCGGCAGTCCTCAAGAAGGCGGTCAGGAGACTGGGTCCGGGTATCAAATACCCCAAACCGGTTGCTGAAATAACCGAATCTCTAAAAGATGCGCACGACTGCAGCAGTACCATCCAGGTTATGAAAGAGTTTATCCGAGTTAATGGACGCTGACGAGCCGACTGTTAAAGTGACGGGATTGATATCCCCTCTGAAAGATAAACTGCACTCTCAAAAGAAGAAGATTCAAGCCATTCTATCCAAACCTAAATCCGAGAGGAATCGAGATAGATTGAAGACTCTTCTCAAAGAATCTAAAAATCTTCGAAAAGTCCTTAAAGCCTTTTCAAAACAGGGCGTTGAAGTCTGCTGCCCTAATTGTAATCACGTATTCAAAGTTCAAAACCAATGAGGTTAAACATGGGTACTCGAATCGACACCCAAAAAGTTTTGCTATGGGATAATGAGCAATCTCGCATAGTTCCGAAGACCGAATTGATTGTGAGATTGGTTACAAACAAAGGTACCGTGGTAATGGAATCTGGACCACTTTACTGTGCAGATGGCAAAGAAATTTTCGAAGCCACCAGGATATTATATGAAAGGATGGTCGCTTCGCTCCCCGGTATCCGGCGGTGAGTCGAATTCTCGTGAGGATATTGTCGCCGGAAGCCTGTAACATTCGAGCGAAAATATTTTTCCTGAACGGCTTGACATCCGGCTCCTGGTCTGCTATACTATGCACATCAAGTAGGAAAACAAACCGGAGTAAACGAAGATGATGAACATGACCCAACTGCTCAACATTGTTGAAGACCTCCGCGGCAAAATCGAGATGCCCGAAATATCCGATGCTTACCTCCGCACCGTTTGGGTTATGGGTCGCAACGCTGGTGCCGACAAGGTCCGCACGCACGTCCGCCACAACATGGGTGAGAAACTGCCCTACCTGAAGCAGGCTCCCAAGGCGCTCCGTCAGCAGCTCGGACAGACCGGCGCCGATGTGTGGCTCAACGGCTACAATGCTGCGGTCGAGTATGTCGAGCGCCAGGTGAATGTGCTGGTGTTCTACGCTACCCAGGGTCAGGCGCTGGTTGCCCGGTTCAATAAGTAAGATAGTTTGGCGGCAGGGTGGTAGCCCACGACCTCGAAAGAGCCCACGACCTTGCACCCTGCCGCCACTTTTCAACATTGATGACATAGGGAATGATGGAAAGTGTAGTTCTTGGTAGAACGGGATGTCTTATAAACATTTTGGGCAGATAACCCCCTGTAAAGGTTCGATTCCTTTCACTAGCACCAAATTAAGATGAGGAATGATAAAATGACTTTACTACATGAAATGACTTTGCATGAGACTATTCTATTGACCAATTTGGAAAAAGAGTCTAAATCTTTTGGACGAATTGTTCGGGTTCCTGGAGGTTGGCTTTATCAATTATGGGATAGTTTCAATAAAATTTATTCTGGAACAGTTTTTGTTCCTTATCATGAAGAATTTAAATGAAACTAATTCATGGCGACTGTTTAGAAAAAATGGGAGATATGGTTGAATTGATTCTATAAAAGTTCATTTGGGCCTTTAGCTCAAGGGTAGAGTTCGACTCCTGGAAAGCATCTAACTATAAATAGTGCGTAGTATCGAACTAATGGAGATGATTATGCACTATTTGATTTATAAAGTAACAAACCTTGTAAACGGCAAAATCTACATTGGAGCACATAAAACCGAAGACATCGATGATGGTTATATGCGGTTCAGGAAAGTTGATTCAAAGAGCCATCAAGAAATATCGGTCTTGAAAACTTCTCGAAAGAAATCTTGTTCGAAGCATCCTCTTCTGAGGAGATGTTCGAGAAGGAACGAGAGTTGGTTGAAATTGGTTCCCACTCGTATAATCTTAAGCAGGGTGGATATGGTGGGTGGATTCATCTTTCTAAAGAAAAAGTAAAGAAATTCGGTTATCTTGGTGGGGTTAAAATCAGAGATTTAAAATTAGGTATTTTTAAAGAACGGGCATACGCATAACTGCTTTTCAAAAGAATCGCAGAAAAAAGGAATGGAAAATGCTAAAAGTGATATTGCAGTTAAAAAACGAAAAGAAACAATGACGAGAATTAAACATCAGCAAGGATCGACGAATTCGCAATATGGAACAATGTGGATTACAAATGGGACTGCTAATCGAAAGATTAAGAAGGAAGATGTGATTTGAGAAGGATGGAGAAAAGGTAGAGCAATTAAATAACCCGTCGTAGCTCATGGCGAGCAGGAGCACTTATAATGCTTTCGTCCAGATAAGACCCAGGATGTGGTTCGATTCCACACGACGGGACCAGAAAAAATTTTTACTGAAAGGCTTGACATCTTGCGTGCGTGTGCTATACTAAGCACATGAAGTAAGGCAAACCAACTGGAGTTGAACATGAAAGACCAAAGTTTTCGAACATACCCTGTCTATAAGAATGAAATAATTGAGACAGATGATATGGCGAAGATTATGAATCTGAAAGCCATGGTAGAGCAATGGGACCTTGATTTTAACCAGAAGATCACTCGAATGCTTGAGTTGGCTGACATAACGATGACGCGCCAAGCCTGGAACCATTTCGGTGGTAATAATGGCGCCAATGTTCTACTTGCCAAGTTGAAGGGAATTAAAGACCAATTTAATAGTGTCAAACTCTGTTTGGAAGACGATGTGATCGAAGCCATTATCTTTGATCAGAAGAGGGCGAAATGAACCAGAAGCAAGCGTTGACAATTATAGCCCAGCTCGGTGGCAATGGTTTTAAGGTGATGACCGGGGCGAAGAACTTCATCTACGGACCCGACGGGCTTACCTTCAAGATCGGACGGAACTGCCACAGTATCAATGGTGTCCGTGTTCAGTTAGAACCGACGGACGTCTACACGGTTGAATTTTTAAGGATAAATAAGAACGGTACAACCGTCGTATCAAAGCACGAAGACGTCTATTGCCACGATCTGCAAGATCTCTTCGAAAAGAAGACGGGTATGTATACGTCCATTTATTAAGAACCTCGGGTCGGCTGGTGTGGACGGCAGCCTTTCAAGCTGTTCAGCGGGGATCGTAACCCCGGAGGTTCACCAACACTGAATCCATATGCTAGTGGTTAGGCAAGCGGACTTTCACTCCGTTGACGAGGGTTCGAGCCCCTCTGGATTCACCAAATTATTCCTCTATAATTCAATGGTAGAATGACGGGCTGTTAATCCGTTAATCCTGGTTCGAGTCCAGGTGGAGGAGCATTCAGATGATAGTATCGAACTATCGTCTAACTATAAATAGTGCATAGAATAACTGTGGAGAGGACACTATGCACTATTTGATTTATAAAATCACTAATCAAATAAACGGTAAAATCTATATCCGGAGCACATAAAACCAACAACATCGATGACGGCTATATGCGGTTCGGGTAAGTTGATTCAAAGAGCCATCGAGAAGTATCGGTCTTGAAAACTTCCGAAAAGAGATCTTATTCGAATCCGAATCATCAGAAGAGATGTTCGATAAGGAACGAGAGTTGGTTGAAATCGGTCCTCATGCTTATAACCTTAAGCCGGGTGGAGAAGGTGGATTTGATTATATCAATCATCTCGGTTTAAATCTATATGGTAAGAATGGGAATTCGGGATACGGGTTAGAAAACTTGATTTCGTTTGACATCGTAAAACAAAAAATGATTGAAAATGGGTGTTGGGAAGAGCACAAAAAACGAATCTCATCATCTATTAGAAAGTTGTATATCTCCAATCAGATTATAAATGGATTTAAAGGGAAATCGCATTCAGTAGAGGTTAAGCAAACTATCGGAATGAAAAATTCTGTAAATCAACAGGGCAATGGAAATTCTCAATACGGGACGATGTGGGTCACAAACGGAATTGACAATCGAAAGATTAAGAAGGAAGATGTGATTCCAGAAGGATGGCGAAAAGGTAGAGTGATAAAACCTAATGAGGGTTCAGTATGAAGCAAATTACCTTGGATGTCGATGCTATCACGGTACTGAGAGTTAAAGATCAGACGGATCAGATTTTTATCCACTTCAAAGGTCCATCTCCCTATCCTAAATGGATTGCTCGTTCACCGATTTTGAGTATGAATGTTGCCGAGGGGTCTGGTGTCGATTATGTCCGCCAGGCATTCGGGATGGAACCAGAGGTGATCGGTAAATTATCTCAATGAATTTGGGTGTCTAGTCCCGTAACGGTAGCGGGGGCGGTCTGTAAAACCGATGGCTCAGTCCCTTCTAGGTTCAAATCCTAGGGCACCCACCAAACAATGGCACCTGAGTCTGCTAGGTGTGGGCGCCTGCCTGTCACGCAGGATATAGAGGGGTTCGAATCCCCTAGGTGTCGCCAAATTCGAATATGGAGAACCGAGATGACAATATCGGCAACCGGAGTGGCTTTCTATCGATTAGTTGAAGCCAACGGGTGGCAGATGGCTCTGGAATTGATGCGTCTCCGTAATCATCCATCTCACATTTGGGAATGGCCAACATCTCTTCAGATGGGCGAATACACTCTTGCAAAGAACTACTTCGGGTCGTTAGCTCAATAGGTAGAGCAGGGGGCTCTTAACTCCAAGGTTATAGGTTCGATTCCTATACGACCCACCAAATTCAAGGAAGTCAGATGATCAAATTTCTGTATCACTGGTTATTGGTGTTCGCCGATAATAACTACACCGAAGCCTATTGGCACGCAGTCGATGAGAGCCGATTTTCTCTATCGAATTTAACCATGATGATAATCGCCGAAAGCACTGAAGACTAGATTTTGGGTGCCTAGTTCAACGGTAGAACATAGCCCTTTTAAGGCTTCGATCAGGGTTCGATTCCCTGGGCACCTACCAGTATAAGTAATAAAATAGCTCAGTGGTCTAGTGGCTACGATGCTGGTCTCCAAAGCCATGCGACGAGGGTTCGAGTCCTTCCTGGGCTGCCATATGATGCGGGATTGGCATATTGGTTGTGCTCCAGCCTTCCAAGCTGGCTAAAGGAGTTCGATTCTCCTATCTCGCTCCAAATTAAGCCTCTCAAGCTAATCTGGTGAAAGCAACGGACTGAAAATCCGTAGAGCCTGGATCGAAACCAGGGGGAGGCACCAATTTTCTTTGAATTAAAGAAAAGGATTCAATAAATGAAAAAACTTCTGATTGGGTTGACAGGCAGAACCGGTTCTAACGAAATCGCCGGCTGCGGCAAGGATACGGTTGCCAATTTCATTTGCAGACATCTTTCCATTCAGAGTTATGGATTTGCCGACCCTATCTACGATATGGTAAAAGCTGGCTTTGGAATCGATGGAAAATCTAAAGAATGGCAGGATAGAGGAAAGAAGTCAGCTCCTATAGACTGGTTAAGTGCAGAGAGAGACATATCGCTGCGATATCTTCTCGAAACCTTGGGTACCGAATGGGGTCGTGAGATGATATGCTCTGACTTGTGGGCTCGAATTGCAGAGAAAAGATACCGCGAGTCCGAGGCAGGACTGGTTATTCGAGATGTTAGATTTCCAAATGAAGTCGATTGGATCGATAGATTGGGCGGCACGCTTGTTCATATCATCAGACCTAACCATTTCAACCCAGAAGCTAATCCTAATCATCCTTCCAACAAACCTCTATCGATTAGGGACTACGACAAGGTGATTATGAATGATGCCGATTTAGATACTCTGAGGAATAGGGTTCTCAAATGCTTGAGTGAGATTTTATAATGGTTTGTAAAGTCAAAGGAAAAAATGAAGATTTCATCAAAGCTCTTCAAACATAGGTAGCGATGTAATCGCCTTGTAAGCGATAAAGCCCGGCGCAAATCCGGGGAAGAGCTCCAAACTTGAGGAAATGCTATGCTGACTGAACGCGATTTGAAAATTGGCGGCAAGTATCTTTACTGGTCACCATCAAAGATGTGTCACACTCATGTCGCCTATGTAGGAAAACGCAGAATTCCAGAGGTGTTCGTTTTTCGAGACCCTCTCACTTTGAATGAGATATGGGCCGATAATCTCATCAATATCGCAATAGATAATGGCTGGGTCGAAAATTTTGTCAATGAGAAGGAAGAGTAGTCATAAATACTATTCTAACATACGGGGGTGGCGATCTATGGGGTGGAAATGTAAACATTGTTATGGAGAATTTGATTTTCCAAGAGCCACAGACAGAGCCAACCATACTAGGCACTGTAAAGACAATCCCCAAAAACAGGTAACTGAAAAAGCTGCATCAGATGCAACGCGAAAGAGATTTGATTTGGAATTGGGGATGTATGTAAATTTTGAAGTGGTGTGTGATGAGTGCGGCAACACTTTTACTGTTCGAGAACGAGAGAAACAGTTTCCAAGAATTAAGTCTTACTTTTGCTCAAGAAATTGTTCCAATTCGGTGGGCGGTAGAGTAAAAGTTGAAAAGTACGGGTACAAACAATATAAGACTATTGCGGGGAAGTATTATAAATTGCAATGTGCAGTTTGTGGTGTTGAGGACATTCTAGATGTTCATCACATTGATGAAAACAGAAAGAATTTGCATCCTAGTAATTTGATATTTTTGTGTCCGAATGATCACGCTCGTTTACATCGCCAAAATGATGAAAGAGTGCGAAAAGTTATAGAGGGGCATGGGGCTGCTTGGGGTGGCCGTCTCCTTTGCACGGAGAACTTCAGCGGGGTTCAAATCCCCGATGCTCCACCAAGTTATTTTGTAATACCGTAGCTGATGGCGAGGGTTCGACTCCCTCGCGCTCCACCAATATTGGCATCATGCCTAAAATGCGCGATAGATAGCGCATTAAACTAGATAATGCTCCCTTTATAACGCATCGATATGTCGACTATTCGTATGCGCCAAGGTGGAATGGGTTGGGCAATGGTGCGAGCTGAAGCACGTTAATCGACCAACCAAAGGGGGCACCTTATGCCGGGTTCTATAACACCATTAGAGCGTCTAATCATCATAACAGCCAGAAAGTATCTGGTTACGGATGCCAGAACTGTGGAAGAAGAGATGGAGCCGAGCAAGTTACCATTCACGGCTCAGGATGCTCTGATTGCAGAAGCCAACCCGTGATGCGATCATTGGCTCTATGGTAAGATTTATAACGAGCACAGAGCCATAAACAAAATTCCACCAGAGCGTTCGGCGTTTCAGAAGGCTTTGTTAAGTTTAATGAAGAAGAAGTATCTTAAGGCAGATTGGTCGGATCGTTATATCTTGATTGTAGAAGCAACTCGTTTCGTCAGATGAATATCTCAACCATGTCAGGAGGTGCTTATGTTCCGTTTCAATGGTTTCAACATCACTATTATGCAGGATTGCGTGTTGGCTACCCAAGGAGCGGCTCGTTTTACTTTCCCCACTTTGGAGGCGGCTCTGGCTGCTCTGGGGCAATAATTTGAGGAACTAAACATTATGGTAATCGTCGAAAATGCGCACACATCTAAGTTCGGCACTAATACGCGACAGGGATTCATCGACCATCGAAAAACCGAGGGTGGACTTCGCCTTCCCGTGAAACTGGATTTCGATTCCGAAAGAATTGAAGATACCTACTTCCCATTGAGAAGAGGCGGTAGGCTGGTGTTTGCACTTCCGGGTGGTGGTGAAATCCTGGAACCCGAAAAACTTTAGAATGTAACATCTGGGCGAAAATATTTTTCCTGAAGCACTTGACTTTTCGTCCAGATGTGCTATCATAGGAAGAACAGTAAAGGAGAAACCGATATGTCCAGAACTCGTCACGCTTTGCCTTCTCACTCCCTTCACTACATGAGGGTTCAGAACCGCCGTAAGGCTGAAGAAGCAGTAATTGATGAGTTAAGGGAACACGAGGTTCCCTTTAATCAGGTTCGTCATATCAATCGTTTGACGGCTTTCTGGTCCATCATTCCCGAGCCTTGGGATGACAAGCCGTGCGCCGCGTGGGGCGAGTATCACAATAAGACTCATTCGTTCGCCGAAAACGACGAGCACTATACCAAGCGTGATTGATCCAAAGTAAATAGTATGCCGGCAGATCGGGTAGGGAAAGAAAACGGAGCATGGGCAGCAATGGCGTCTGAAGCCTTGCGGATACCGCACCGAGCCCGATCTTTTTAATTCGCGGGTATAGCATAGTGGTAATGCGTCTGCTTGCCAAGCAGAAGATCGTGAGTTCGAGCCTCACTATCCGCTCCAATTCATATAGGAGAACTTATGCCAATTACTTTCAAAGGAAGGAGAAAACAATGAAAACATTCGAGGAGTTTTTAGATGAAGGCGTCAAAGTTGAGATCAAGAAAAAGTCAAGTGACGAAGCCAACGTGAGTGCACGTCATATAACGTATGATCTGCACGTGAACGGAAAGTATCATACCACATATAAGGATGTCAATGACGCTCTTGATCACAAAGAGAGAATCATGAAAGCGGGTAAGATCGTAGACTAACAACCTGGATGAGGAGATGAGATGGTCGAGGTGAAACAGACCACCTCGAATGTCAAAAAAAGAGGCGGTTCCTAAAAAGACCAGCGATGGCTGCAGAGAGCACACGACCGATAATCGTGAGGTGCCTGGTTCGAATCCAGGGAGCGGCACCAATTTGAGGAAATGGAAATATGATTATAAAAAATAAAGGGTTCGTTGCCGCGCTTCTCGCATCTACCATCACATTAGGATGCGCGACAGCAGACAGAGGGCAGGGCGCCGATGTCTTAAGCACTTATGCTGCTTTTCAACAAGGGTTTAGCGAAGGCAATCCGTTTATGTCTCATCTGTCTATTCCGCAGATGGCTGCTGTTAAATTGGGTCTTACGCAAGCGGTTAAATTTTTACCCGATCCATATTGCACTAGCGGATTATGGGCGCTCACTGGCGTAGGTTATAGCGCCGCAATATGGAATGTCGGAGTTATAGCAGGAAGCGGCCCGGCGGCTATCCCTCTCGTTATAGGAATGTGGTGGTGGCAATGGGATGATTGGAGAGATTCGTCTTATCGCACTTGTCAAGATCCTTGGCACTTTGAGCCACCGACGTTTTTACCCGCATCATATAATGATATGAATTAAAGCGACGCAAAGCCACCGCTCTGATAAAGCGGTAATTTGGGTTTGAATCCCAACAACCCGGGTGTCGGCTAAAAACCGGTTTGAATCCGGCGTCGCCTATTATGATTTTAATGTTTCTTTTTATAAGGTCCGCGTTTCTTTCCGTCGTTTCGCCTCACTCATTTTTTGCTTCGTTTCTTCGGATTTGGGTTTTCTAAGTTTTTGTATAGCAATGTCAGAAAGTCGCTTACCAAGGTTGGCTTCACGTATTTTTTGTTTAAAAAGTTTAGATCTAACAACTCCTTTATTCCAACCATTACCATATGGTGGTGGTATTGATTTATTATCTGTTTGATTTAGCCATTTCTCAGTTATAATAACACCCATTCTTCTTAAAACCTTATGCTCCCATTCTCGTGCTTGTAGAGAGTCGTTAAAAACCTGGCGCACTTCTATAACATCTGGTTCTCCGTGTTCCTCTCGAAAGGCTCGAACATGCTTCGATGAAGTGAAATAAGAAGTCCATAGATCATCTGGATGACAGTTTCTTGCGTATCGAACACCATAATACCACTTGTCATGCTGCTTCCAACCGAATGAGATAGGTGAATGGGGTATAAGTAGTTTTAGACATAATAGCCTCCGTAATAGGTTATTGTGATTAGGATATAGGGGTGTTTGGAACCATCCCTATATCTGTTTTTGTGCTGTATTGCTTAAAGTTAGACAATACAGGTTATTTATAACTTACTCGAAAACGTATGGCTAAATTACTCCTGTAGCGTTTAGAGTATAAAAAAGGAGAAATATATGATTTACAATAACATGGTTTCTCCTATTTGGAGAAATCACCATGATACTACACGCAGCCCTTCTTTGCCTGGCACTCAACGTACACTTCGAAGCACGAGGCGAGCCGATAGAAGGACAACTTGCCGTCGCTCATGTTACCATTAACAGAGCTAAAGAAAATAAAACCAGCATCTGTCACGAAGTTTTTAAGAAAGGACAATTCTCGTGGACACGACATCGATATTCTATCCCGAAAGGTCCAGAATGGGAAAACTCGAAGAAGGTGGCCCGTTTTTCTCTGAAATCTCCGGATAGTGTAAAAGGTGCCACTTATTTCTTCAATCCAAAAAAATGTCATCCCGCCAATATCGTTAGGGGGAAAAAGAAGGTCAGAAGAATACGGAAATCATGTTTTCTATGCTAATAAATAGCAGGACTTAACTAACAGAGGACAATTCGATGGATACGAAAGACACAAATGATTTTTTGATGGAAGAAGCTTTATTGAATGAGAAAACAGTGGTTTCCTTTCATAAGAGACCGGTTGATAAACTGGTCGCGGCTCACAAAGAGCAACTGCAAGCCAAGAAACACGAAATCGTTCAACACAAAACCTATAAGGACGGGTCGCATGAGATTCTACATAGAACCCCTTCTAAGAATCTTAGAGTAACCACAATCACTCAAGCTCAGAAAAGAGGAGCCGTCACTAAAATGACCAATAGACCTGCGTCACCATCTATCAGACAAAAAATGGCGTCTAAAAAGTAGAGATAAACCATGTTTAAATTCATTGATGTTATATGGGGAGCCGCAGTCCCATTTGATGTTGAGAAGAGAGGTCTTTATATGATTTATTATGGCTTCTATGTGAAGGGAGTCTTTATCGGTGTTAGTCGCCTGGTAGAGAAGAACCAAATGAGGTTCAAATATAATAGCACTCGAAGGTGATACAAATGAATTTGACGGCTGCTGAAATCTTAAAGATAACCGATTCTTACGACCTCTTTGGGAAGATGACCGAGACCGAAGTTAAAGATAAGTATCGTTGTCTCGCGTTCGAATGGCACGCGGATAGGAACGATAGTCCGAATGCTAGTCAGGTGATGGCTCACATCAATGCTCTGCACGATAAGTGGCTGTCCGGAGATTACGGAAGAGTTCTAAAGATCGAAGAAAAGAATGGAGCAAAGAGAACTTTCCATTTCAAATACCAGAAGTCTAAAGAGACCGATGTCGGCGAAATGTATATCGGTAAGAAGATGGTGATATTCAGAGTATCGGAAGATAACATCGACTTATATCGCTCTGCAGTGAACGCTATTCAAGGCATTCGCTTTCCGACCAAGATGCTGGAAGCCAACTTCAATCGCTTGGTACCTAAAGAACTGAAGGCGTATGAGACCGATAACGGCGGATTCATCAGTGTCTATAAAGGATCGAATCAGGTTAACCTGGCGGATGTGATCGAAGCCGGTGTGGAGATAGAGCCGGGGCATCTGACCTGGATTCTCGACGGTGTCTACAATTTCGTTCTTCTGATGCACCAAGTACAGAATAAGATGTTCGGTGGATTGGAGGTGGATTCGATATTCATCAACCCTCTGTTCAGAACCGTGCATGTTTTGGGGGGTTGGTGGTTTACCGATTCGCTGAACGGCACTCTGAAGGCTCTGCCGAATTGGATTATCCCAATCCTACCTAACGATATCATCAAGGTTAAGAAAGCGGTGCCGGCTATCGACCAGATCGCCGTCAAGGCTTTAGGCATCAAACTCTTGGGCGACGACACGATGGTCGGATCCAAATTATTAAAGATGGGAAAGAAGTACCACCCGTTGATTTCTTTTCTCCGATCACCTCATTCGGAGAGCACCATCAAGGAATATGGTGAATGGTGTAAGGTTATTAAGGATCTTCCGAGGTTAGATTTACCAATCACATTCAATGACATCTACAAGTAGAGGTGGAAAAATGGGCTATTCAACTTGGAGTACCCGAGAATGGTCGTCTTATGCTGCTACAACGGCCACTAAAAGAACCGAAGAAATCTTTAGAAAGAAATCTATCGATACCGACCTCGATCCATATAAGGTAATGGTTAGAGAGAGTCGCGATTCGGATTTTAACCCGAATAGCACTCCGATCATCATCGGTTGCGATGTGACTGGATCGATGGGGGTTATCGCAGATCATCTGGTCCGAAAGGGTGTCGGCACCTTCTTCGAAGAGTTGCTGAACAGGAAGCCGGTTTCCGATCCTCACATGATGATCATGGGCATCGGAGATGCCGCTTACGATACATCTCCTTTGCAAGTCAGTCAGTTCGAAGCCGACTTGACGATTGCCAAATGGTTGGAGAAGATGTACATCGAGCACGGCGGTGGCGGGAATCAATACGAATCTTATGATCTACCTTATTACTTTGCCGCTAATCACACTTCGATCGACTCCTGGGAGAAGAGGTTTAAGAAAGGGTATATCTTCACCATCGGTGACGAGCAGGCACCGCCAAAGACATTCGCCAAGCAGGTGGAAAGGTTCATCGGTGATGAACTATCGCAAGATATGACTTTTGCAGAAACCCTCGCACAAGCACAGAAGATGTATCACTGCTATCACATCATGATTGCTCAGGGTAATCATGCGAGCCACTATCCGGAAGAAGTGAAGACATCCTGGCGCGAGGCGATGGGGCAAAATGCCATCTGGTTGGAAGACTATAACAACCTGAGCGAAGTTATCGTCAGTACCATCCAGCTAAATGAAGGTGTCAATAAAGCAGATGTACTGAAGAGCTGGAGCGGCACAACCGGCATGGTAGTAACCAGAGCATTAGACGGCATCGGCCCGAATGCGATTTCTACAACAACCGAAAGCACTCGTCGAGGAGTAAGGAGAATCTAATATGGTAAGAGCATTTCATATATTCTGGTGGAATAGGAAAGAAGGCAAGGAGAGCCAAGACCTGGATGTTTTAATCATCACCGACTCGATTGACAAGGTCTTCGATATCTTCAGAAAAGAGTTTCCGGAACATGATCCGAATCTGATCCAAAATATCGAGGTAATGACCTCCGAAGTCGCGGTAGGCTAATTGGCTCTATCTCCTTTGCGGATAAATAGTAGTAAAAATCCGCAAAGGAGTAATCTAGATGACAACATATAACACCCTGAATCCCTATTTCGACTTTTTTAATCAATCAGGAGAAAAGCGGATTTTATGCAGATTTCATCGATGAAGAGATTCGCCTTGCCGGCGTAGAAGTTCTTTACATCGTTAAAGATTTTGAAAGTGTGGACGAAATTTTAGGGGAACCCTACAAATCTCTCCATAGTCGTTATTATCCTATGGCTGTAAGGGTGTCTAATGTGATGGGGTATGATGGTGAACCCGATGTTATGACACAATTCGGTATAGCGTTCAAACCGCAAGCAACGCTGGTGATCAGCAAACGAGTATTTAAGAATCTTAAAATACCCGGTCGAGAGTTAAGACCGCATGAAGGAGATTTGATATTGGTTGGCTCGGCACAAGCTACATCTTCCGATCCGCTCTATAGTAATAGCCTTTTTGAAATCATTTATGTTCCAAGAGAAGCATCGACCAACTGGCCATTAGGTAACTATTTTGTTTGGGAAGTGAAATGCGAACTATACACTGCTTCTTATGAGAAGTTCGAAACCGGCAACGCGCATATCGATAGAATCAACGATCAATATGGAAATGAAGCAGATTTGTTGCAGGGAATCAACGAAGGATTGGAGAAGCAAAAGGCCAAGTTGGTCGATTTTTCCGAAACCAATCCATTCTCAGGACTATAAGGATATAACATAATGATAAACGATAGCCCATTTTATTACCGGCACAACCAAGAACATTATCGCAGCGTTCGGAATCCTTTTTAGAGATGTCGAGTATGTGAACGACTGGGGTCAAACTATCAAGGTACCCATCCACTATCTTCCCAGAGAAAAATTCATAGAAATGACGGAAGTAAGTGCTGATCACGATGATGGTTATGAAACCATGACCACTTTACCAAGATTCGGTTTCGAACTCACATCGGTAGATTACGATTCAACCAGAATGTTGAACCCGATGGGTAAGATGAGACATACACAAGACGAACATAACCGATACATGTTCTCCAGAATTCCGTACAACTTTGCTTTTAACTTATACCTGGCAACCATAAAATTTGAAGACAGTTTAAAGATAGTCGAACAGATTGTACCGTTCTTTACACCAGAACTTAATATCTCGATTAGAGATAAAGAAGACTTCGAGATTTATACCGACATTCCGATAGTGTTAAATAATTCGAGCTTCCAGATAGATTATCTGGGAAGTTTCGAACAGCGAAGAACTATCCAATGGACTTTTTCTTTCACTGCTAAAGCATACCTCTATAGCAATGTGAGAGAACAAACTCGTATCAAAGAGACTATCGTTAAAATGACGAATAAAGAATTGAGTGTGGTGTATGAGACTTTGATCAGCGAAGTCAATCCAAGATCGGCAGAAAAGACCGATGCTCACCAAATAGTCGATACCATAGTCGATGGGCTCCCTCCAGTCAAATTGACGATGGACTTTTCATCGGGAGATTCGGTCCTTCTGGATTCCGACGAAGGTATACCTTATACGATTTTCGATTTTCACCCGATGGTTACCGGTGATAGAGCAGTTGTGGTGCCGATGGCGAATAGTTTATAATCTAATGCGAGGTTAGATATGATAATCAAATGTTGTATCGGATCTGGGTACGGTGATGAAGGCAAAGGGATGTGGACAGATTATCTGGTTAGAAATAGCGAAAAGCCGATAGTCGTCAGAAATAACGGTGGGGCTCAAGTGGGGCATACCGTAGTTCGAGGAGATAAGAGGTATATCTTTAGTCATCTCGGGTCTGGCACTCTGAGAGGAGCACCGACTCTCTTTACCCGAAATACGGTTGTCAATCCTATTCTCTTTCTGAAAGAGACCAAAGGAAGAAACGCCGGGATAAACCATAAGGTTTATATCGATCATCAGGCTCAGGTGACTACCCCCTTCGATATGCTGCTAAACCAATGCCTGGAGATGAGTAGAGGCGAAGTTCGTCACGGATCAACCGGAACCGGATTCGGTGCTACTTTGGAGAGAGTAGAGTGCGGTATCGCTCTTACTTACCGAGATATTTGCGGCGGGCACTCTTATAAAAAACTAACCGAAATCAAAACATGGTGCCAAAACCGTCTGCCTAAACCCATCAATTCTTTCATGGAAGAGGCGGTTGCCTTCTTCTCGCATAACGCGATGTTGGATATGTTCATCGATGATTGCAATGAGTTCTGCGAGAAGACAGAACTATGGAAGGGCGCCTTCGATGACTATAAAACCATCATCTTTGAGAACGGGCAAGGGTTGATGCTCGATCAAGAGTATGGTAAGTTTCCAAATGTCACTCGCTCTAATACCGGATTCAGGAACATCGGTAAGATGATGAAGAGCCTTGGGTGGTTTAATCAGGTGCCCGTTCATGTCTATTATCTGAGCCGTTGTTATACGACTAGACATGGTGCTGGTCCGCTGTCTTACGAAAATCATTCGTTGCCTGGTATTGCGATGAAAGACGAAACCAATGTACCAAACGAGTTTCAAGGAACCCTGCGACTTGCCCCACTCAACCTATACGCTATAAATAATGCTATCCAATGGGATAGCTCAATTCATCCCAAGAATACTGTCAGGTATAAGATCGCTACTTGCTGCGATCATATCGTAAAGGAAGAGAACGCTAAATATATTGACCGTGATGGTAAATACACTATCACAAATTCGGAGCAATTTGTCGATAAGATAAGGCAAGAATTCAATGTGCTATCTTATTCGGCAACTGGAGATCGCCTAACCGATTGGTCTCTGGCTAGATTTGGATAATCTTAAACCAGGAATTTATCCGATGGACAATGTGACCCTTGGAATGATAATCGGTTTTTAATATCGAAACTAAAAAAGGCGAGGTGATAAGTAAAGATGAATTCCAAAAAAACCGTGAGAAGTATGTCGGAAATAGATCCAAAATCAGAAAGGAGATGCTCAATGCGCTTACATGAACTCTTGGCTATCGAAAAGAATCAGCAAACCCAATTCACCACCCTGGTTCAAGACACTCAAAACAAGTTCGGGCGAGATCATTACTTCAAAGGCTGGGTAAAGAGCCTAAAGATGATCCAGGACAGTCCTGAAAACGAGGCTATCGAGAAAGCGGGTAGCGAAACCAAAGATGTGGTAACCACTGTCGGCGAGACTCTAGAATACCTATTCGAACGCTGGGCGTCTTATGAAGATACTCAAATCCGCAAGAACACCACCAATCAGAAGGCTACGACTAGTCTGCCTATCGGCGACACCGTAATCGACGATGTTCCTGTCGATGAGTTGATGGGACTGGAAACCCGTCTCACCAAGATCCGCGAAATCTTCCAGCAGATTCCAACGCTTGACGCTTCTCGTGAATGGCAGAAGAGCACGGTTCGTGAAGGTGTCTGGATCGCCTCTCGTCCGGATGTGACGACTAAGACGGAGCGAGTTATCACCCCGGTAGTACTCTATGAAGCGACTAAGGAGCATCCTGCTCAAATCGAAAAAATCAGCAAAGACGAGGTGGTTGGATCATTCACCACCGTTTCATTCAGTGGAGCTGTTACTTCTTTACAAAAATCTCAACTCCTGAAGAGAATTGATGATTTAATCGGGGAGGTTAAAAAATCAAGAATGAGAGCCAATTCTGTCAATGTGGTCGAAAAGAAGATCGGACAGGTTTTAACTGATTATTTGCTTGAGTTTTTAAAATAGCTTTCTACCAAACCAAAATCCATCTGGAAGTTCTTCTTTTTCTAAATGGATTTTGGAAGTTAAAATTCCATTGGTGATCCATCGGTAGCCGTTTATTTGCTACGCTATTTTTTCTTTTATGATCGGTAGAATGAACAGATCCGTTTTAGAGAATCGCTAATTGCTTTTTTGGTTACTTCGGATATCACTCTACCTTTACATCTTTGATTTCCGTTTCATTGCTTTGCTAATATTTTGCCTATGACTATGAGATTTTGAAACTCCGCATCGTCGATAGACTCACTTTTTGTTTTTGTTCTATAGATAATTTGCAGCCGTTTTCGTAATCTACTTTGGTTATCGCTAATTTGGCGTTTTAGAATATCATAGATTTTAACGGTTACCTTTTGTTTTTCTGTGATGGAGAACAACCAAAACGACCTCTGCATCGAAATCGAATCGGGAAACGCTTTCCACATAAGATGATGAATAATATAATGTGCTTTAGCAGGAACTTTAAGCAGATTGTTTGGTTCTTTAGACCATTCAGGTTTCCAGGATTTAGGCACGATATGATGACACTCGAATCCGTTTCGGCTTATCTTCGGGTTCTATCGAGATGAAGTGGTTTAGGAGTTTAACAAGACGGTTAAGGTAATGAGGGATTGAATTTGGTTGTTCGAGAAGATATCGAACATAAATAGTCTTAGGCATGATCGCCTCCGAGATAGGTGATTGTGATTAGGGTATAGGATTGACTGCGAATCATTCCTATATCCGTATTTATAAGATTTTAGATTGTGGGATAGCGTTCTCGTCAATGTAATAACCTGTCACTGAAGGTTCGAATCCTTCCCCGATCACCTAATCGCTCAATCGGAGTTATTCGGGATCGGGTGGCGAAACTGGTAAACGCGCAGGAGTTATCGTAAATCAATGTATCGTATTCTCCCACCATCGTTTAATTAGAAATCCGTTTAATAATCTTTAACGACAATACACTGGGAACACAAGGGTTCGAATCCCTTATCGTCCACCAAGACTCATTTTAAGCAAGTGGTTCTCGGGGACGATTAGTTCAGTGGTAGAATCTCCCTTTATTGTTATTATAAAGTTCGTTAGTTGATGAAAGAGCGGACGCGAAAATATTCGCAAAGGGCTATAAAATCCTGGTGTAGGGTTTATAGCCCTTTTCTATCGCCTGTTTCATTGCTTCGCTTCTTTTTCTTTTATGTTCTTCGGACTGCGGTCTTCCGTTTCATTGCATCGCTCATTTTTTGTTTAGATTTTGCAGAATGAGTAGTTCCGTTTCCTTGATGGGGGTGTTTGTTTCATTTTTATATTTTCATACACCTTAGCAGTTATTCTTTGTTTTTGTTGTCTATGACAGGTACACCAAAATGACTGCTGCATAGAAATGGAATCAGGAAACGCTTTCCACATAAGATGATGAATGACATAGTGGGCTTTAGTAGGAATTTTAAGAAGGTTATCGGGTTCTTTCGACCATTCAGGTTTCCAAGACTTTGGTACGATATGGTGGCACTCGAAGCCGTTTAGGTTTATCTTCGGGCTCTATGGAGATAAAGTGGGTTAAGACTTTGACAAGACGGTTAAGGTAATGCGGGTTCGAATTTGGTTGTTCGGAAAGATAGTTGACATAAATAGTTTTAGACATTATAGCCTCCCAAATAGGTTATAGTGATTAGGGTATAAGAGTGATTGGGGTCACTCTTATACCCGTTATTTATACACTTTATAAAAGGAATAACGAGTATGAAACGATCCTGTCATATATGTCAAACCGAAATTTTCGAGTGCATGGGATCGGTTCATGCTGGATCATTCGTGGCTGCGATGAGAGGCGAGACTGATAAAGTCGACGAACTATGCCCTAAATGCGCCACATACTATGCCAACATAGAACCGCCCGAGTACCCACAACCTAAAACAAGGAAGTCTAACCATGCTGACATTTGAAGAATTTATAAATGAAACTTTGATTTTAGAGATGCCTCACATCATGCTGGGGGATAAAGTCGTCGATCTCGAGTTAGAAGTACACTCCAAGATGAAACCGAAAGAGTTCATTCAATATATCGATGATTGGGTCAACGGCAAACCCATTCAAAGCAAGACCCCGGGTTTCTCGATGCAGGTGAACGCGAATTCGGTTAAGGAATTCGCGAAGAAAGTTCTCGGGCAACCTTACCTGAAAAACTTCACTGTCATGCACTATGGCGACAGCGTATGGAAATCAATTGAAGAGTTATTACAATCTAAATTGTAACATCTGCGCGAAAATATTTTTCCTGAAAGGCTTGACATCTTGCGTGCGTGTGCTATACTATGATCATCAAGTAAGCCAACAACCCGGAGCAAAAAATGATCAAGTTCGAAGTTATCGGTTACGCCTCCAACGGTACCTACGCCGAGATGGTCGATGCTTCCAATAAGGATGAGGCTCTATTGAAAAGTGGTCCATCTCGCATCACAACATCTTTCAGAACTAACTCGGGTGCTACAATGAATAAAGAATTGCGTAATGATCTGAAAGTCGACGCTGATATGTGCCAAGTTCGTGCCGGTAAGCGCGCTGCAAAGAATTTTATGGGTAAAACCATGCAAGGTGTACGCGGCGGATGCTTTGGGCCTATGACGGCGACCGATGCCCACATCAAGCGGAACATAGCCGTTCGCAACCAGATCTCCGAGGTGATGTTCGGTCACGGGTTCGTCATCCAAGAAAAAGACGACATGATGGTTAAGTACACTCGCGGAAAAGAAACCGTCAAGTTTATTCTGATTACCATTGAAGATGCTCCCGGTTATTCCACTTTCTGGTGGGTCTTGAGTTAAGAGGATAAGATGATGTCTATTAAAGTTGGCGATATCGTGGCTTACTGCTACTCCGGCACTCATGGGACTCGTAGAATCCGCAACATGTCTATTACCAGAGTGATGAAAACCTTTATCGAGACCAACGACGGCTCTCGTTTTTCCGCACGCGATTTTCGGCAAACCCTATTCTCGGATGGTCGTAAGGGCTTGCGAAATTATCACATCGATCCGCAAGTTTCCTACTGGGATGGAAAGGATACTCGCGATCTCGGCATTCGCGAACTTAATACCGCGTTCGAAAACCTGACTAATGCCTCTCGCGAGAGAAACTGGGAAGAGGTAAAATCCTATTATCAAGCCCTCTCTAACCTGATTGGCGATTAAAACGGAGACTAACCGTGAGCAATATCTCTCTTTCGAAGTGGATTCAAAAGTTCGATAACGGTGATTTTTCCTATCGAAGCACCGCCGTCCAATGTGATGCCGGCTGGTATGATTGGTTCTGCCGAGAGACGTCTTTGATGAATAAAACCCTGTCTCTCGGAAAGAAAGTGAAGAGTATCGCCAAGAGCCACAAAGTCAATGTCGATACCATGTACGTCTTCTTCAAGAATAACTGTCCGATGGTTGGTACTCTCTATGATGATTTCCGTATCTGCGATCTGGAAACCGGCGATGTGATCTTTACCATCGTGCCTAAATGCGGACATACTTCGAAGAAGGGTGTAACGGAGATCTGGGGTCAAGAGAATGATTTCGATGCTCCTCTATACGAAGGTGATTGGAAAGGGGCTTTGAAGTGGTTCGGTGTCGGCGGAGGGCGATAAACCATGTCATATAAAATCGTTCGGCTGTTCTTCAATGGTCGTAAGTATACGGTACATCGTGGCTTAACTCTGGAGGAGGCGAAATCTCATTGCAGCGACCCGGAAACGAGTTCGAGTACCTGCACTAAGCCCGTAAACCGACGCCGTACTAGACAACACGGACCTTGGTTTGACTCCTTCTCAGAGAAATAAATACCACAAATGCCGAAGTATTCCAATTGGTAGAGAAGATAGATCGAGAGTCTATACAGTGAGGGTTCGAATCCCACCTCCGGCACCAAACAACGGGCGAGTAGCGCAATCGGTAGAGGCATGAGGTTTAAGCCCTCATTAGTGTGGGTTCGAATCCCACCTCGCCCACCAAATGAGAAAAGATATGAACGATGTTTATTGGAAAGCAAACTCAGCAGGGCTGGGACTCGCTTCGAAAGCGATGGGAGCGGCAACGCTTGATGTTCGAATCATCTGCTTTCCGCAGAATATACTGGAAGGTAAACCCAGAAGGTCTGGGTCTCGCTTGGAAAGCGATGAGAGCGACTGAAACTCGCTTGACGTTCAATTCGTCTGCCTTCCGCCAACAATGAAGGAGGTGTGATGTTATGTGATTACGGGTGTGGGCGAATCGCAGTTCACCAATTCAAATCTGGTAAGTGGGGTTGTAGCACCTCACCCAATCACTGCCCACAAAAACGCCAATATAATTCCGTCGCAATTAAAGCATTGCGCAAAGATAAGGGCGATAATTATTGGCATGAAGGTGTACCATTTGGTATGGGTGTACCAACCGGAAGAAAAGGCAAAACCTATATTGATCTGTACGGGGAAGAAAGAGCTAAAGATATCGCAAAAAGAATAAGCAATTCTCATATTGGCGCCCCGTGCTATGCTCAAACAACAGAAGGAAAAGCGCACCTATCAACAAAAGCAAAGGAACGAGGTTTTGGTGGTTACGTTCCAAAATCGGGAAGAGGTAGAAAGGGTGAGTATAAAGGTATTTGGTGCGATAGTAGCTGGGAATTAGCATTTGTAATATATTCTTTAGATCATCACAAATCTATACAACGAGTCAATGAATATCGTCTATATCATTGGGAGGGTCAGACTCGAAGATATTATCCTGATTTTGTAGTTGATGGTCAGATAGTTGAAATCAAAGGCTATGACTCACCACAATGGGATGCAAAGCTAAAAGCCAATCCAGACATCGTTGTTTTGTATGAGAATGACATGAGAGAGATAATCGAATACGTAGTTCGCACTTATGGTAAAAACTACATTTATCTATATGAAAGATAATCAAATTCTGTCTCGTAAAACTAGCCCGGATGGCGAGCGAGGGGATCGAAACCCCGCTGGGGACCACCGTGGAAGCGGTGAATTCCTGGTAACCGGGAACAGATATCATTCTTGCCGTGGTAGCGCAATTGGTAGGAGGCAACAGCTTTAGACGCTGAACAGTGTGGGTTCGAATCCCACCCACGGCACCAAATTTACTCGTAGAGGAGACCGAAGATGGCGTTAAATTGTGAATCTGATAAGAAATGGTGTTCTTACTGCCAAAGGTATACTTGGTTCTATAGGTATCCCGAAGGAGCATCTCGTCAGTGGATCTGTCAATGCTGCTCTAATTCCTGGTGTCGAGGAGGAGGCTATAGATGACCGACGCGATTAAGAAGACAACCGAATACGATGTGCAAACCGGTTTCTGCGATGATTGCAATTCACATCGCTATTTCTATCGGCATAAATCGGGTGGTGAGTGGTTTTGCCAGCTATGCAGTTGGACCAATGAAAGAGGTGATCTAAATGAGTCAGTGGAAAGAGGTAGAGTCGAATAAGTTCACAGGATTTTTAGATAAGAATGGAGCGGAGATTAGAATAGGAGATAAGGTGCTGTTCCGCCGTAAGGTTCCAGCTGAACGACACTGGGATGGTGCGGCTACCGTCTCAGTCGTTCCAGGGCATTATAAAATGGTAACGGCTAAAGTGATAGGATTAGGCCGAATCGTAAAGACGCATTATAATGGCACCGTTATGCAACTGGAATATGTTCAACTTAAAGAACTCGGAAACTTCAACAGCTTTCGAGTTTATCGTGCAGACAATCTGTCTATCGTGTTTGATAATCGATGAAAAGTGAGGTGTTTATGAAAAAACTGTCTATCGCTATCGGTATTGCTACTGCTCTAATGGCCACGCCCGCGCTATCCCAGGATGTCACGATCACAACTGGGCGCGAAGGCGGCTCTTACTTCGGCACTCAAGGCCCGAAGATTGTTAAATTCGTCAAGGGTGTCGGACTTAATGGCACTATCGTTGCTTCTTCCGGGTCTCTGGATAATCTCGACAAGGTCGCCAAAGGCGAAGCCCAGGTAGGTATCTCCCAGGCAGATGCCATCATGTTCTTCAAGAAGACTAATCCGCAAGCCGGCACCAAGATCGAAATCGGCGGTACTCTCGGGCGCGAGTGCGTTTTCGTGGTGGCTAAGAAGGGTGGTAAGGTGAACTCCGATAGCGACCTCCAGGTTAAGGGTGTGACGATTGCTGCCGGCGCTCAGGGCGATGGCTCTCGCGCAACCTGGGATTATATGGGTATTCTCGAAGAGAAGTTTAAGAACGCGATTCCCAATGATGCTGGTGGCGCCTCCGGGCTGGCCCAAGTCGTTTCGGGCCAGACGAACGCTTTCCTCTTCGTCACCAATCCCGATCCCAAGGTGCTTTACAGCAGCGAACTTTTCACTCTGGCTCGAGACAACAAGACGCTTCAATTCGTTCCGGTAACCGACTGGGATCTGAACGATAAGCTACCTAATGGTGATGCAGTCTATGACTTCGAAACCGTCACTATCAAGCCCGGTCTTTTCAGCGATACGGTTAAGACTATCTGCATGAGCACCTATACCGTCTATAACGGCGACCTCAATGCCGCTACGAAAGAGAAGCTGGCTCGTGCGTTCCTTCGCATGAGTGCGGCGGAATAAGTCAAATTACACTCGAGTCGTCCAGTTGGTAGGACCGCCACCGACTCACGGCGAAGGGCCAACAACGCTGTCGGGAAAAGCAGGCCGTGGGTTCGAGTCCCACCTCGAGTTCATCAATTCTTTTAATGAGGTAACTTGAAATGATTATACTAGAATTCTTTTTTGTTCTGTTCGTGATTGCCATGATCGTCTTCGGGAAAGTTGAAATTTCTTCGAAGGCATTCAAACTCTCTCTCAATGTTGCCGGACGAGTGTTTCCTCTTATCTCTATCGTTAGGAAGAAAGACAACGGTAACGATAACGTATCTATCTAATAAAGGTGATGGTAATGAATGATCTGTTCGATGTTCATAAGCTGTTCTCTCACGGATGCTACAAGGGGCTGTTTTTTGACCGTCAACTCCAAATCTGGACTAATCAGAATGGTCGATTCCGTCGTCTAGCTAACCAGTGGTCTCTGCCAGCCGGCGATTATCCGCACTCTCTTTCGCAATTAAGGTTGGAAGTTTCGCAATCATATCTCTTCCGAGAGTTCCTGCAGAAGGTGCGCGCTGCCTTGAACGAATACCACGACAGCGAGAAAAAAGACAGTCTGAAGGGTAAGTTCGTCATCGCCATCGTCAATGATGGGGTACCGATGTTTCCCAGAAGCCCGCAGATTTTCGACACTCGTGAAGAAGCCGACATCAAATTGCTGCGTTATCAGCAGATCAATCCCGATACGCGCTTCTGCCTATTCGAGTGCAAGGGCGAGCTCAAATCTATCGGGGTGGTGCTGGAATGATCGAAATCGCCGCCACGGTTGCCGGGACCGTTCTGATAGGTTGTTTTTTTCGAAGTCTTCTGATTGCCGATCGTAACGGTTTTGCTATACCCAATACCTCCGAGTTCATCTAATGGCTAACCTGGATTGGGTCGCTTCCGTCTGTACGAAGGAAGACAAAGATCTTTTGAAGCGCATCTTCGATAGGTTAAAAGAAGAAGCGAAGACGGAAACGATCTATCCACCCGCCCGATGTCTTTTTAGGGCTATCGAGAACCTGGATTCGGTTAAGGTGGTTATCGTTGGTCAGGATCCTTATCACGGCGAAGGACAGGCTAACGGCTTTGCCTTCGCCGTGAACCGTGGAATAGCAAAACCCCCTTCCCTAGTCAATATCTTTAAAGAATTAACCTCCGATATAGGAAAGTTTGAAACCGATGAGACTCTCGAGCATTGGGCTAATCAAGGAGTCATGTTACTCAATGCAAGTCTGACGGTGGTAGAGGGCAAGCCGGCATCTCATAGCGATTTAGGCTGGCAAAAAATCACTAATCGAATCATCAAATATCTATCAGAATTAAGAGAGAACTTGGTGTTCATCCTTTGGGGCAAGTTCGCGCAATCTAAAGCGCACATCATCGATGATGAAAAGCATTTGATCATCTCATCGGCGCACCCCAGTCCCTTATCGGCTCACCGAGGCTTCTTAGGAAGCAAGCCGTTTAGTCGAACCAATCAATACCTTTCGATACACAACATTCAACCTATAAAGTGGTGATTACTATGTGGTGGTTCATCATGATCATAATCATTGCCATTCTGGCTCTCTTCGGAGAAGCGACTGTCGAGAAGAATCGTAACGGTTTCCTCCTTGAAATACGTTTGAAATCAGAATGGCCACGCTTTAACTTTCTTGTCTTTAAGATTTGGAAAACGAGGGAGTGATAATACCATGAGTGGCTGGCTGGATCAGATTAAAAGCGGAATAGCAACGCACTTATCTAAAACCTATAAAGATGCCAAAGTTAAAGCCCCCAAAGAAGAGTGGGCGGAATTTGAAGCATGGTTTTGGAAAATTAGACCACATCTAAATGTCGATTGGTCGATTTATAACCCACCTTCTAAAGCAGAAACATCGGGGCCGACGCTGCCAGCCAACCCAATAGTACCTGTAAATGAGAATGTATAAATATAGTTAATAAATTTGGGGCAGACAGGTTTCGACAGATAGAGAAGAGATCGATAAGCGAGTAGTGGTGAGCGCCACTTGAATCTGCTCAAAACCATAAATGCAAATCTCCCCCGCTCCACCAAACAAAAGAAGTAATAGAGGAATGAAACAAAAACTATCAGAAACAGTGTTGGGTATGGTTCGAAAACTTCGTTTTCGACGATTTTGCTATATCTACAACAGCAGAGTTGATTTTGTTGACTTCTGGCTCTGTCTTTACATTGTAGCTACCGGAATGGTGTGCTTGTATTCACACCCACTGGAGAACATTCCAGTTTACACCAACTTGACAGAAAGAGGCATATCTTCTAACGAATTGGGTGTGTATTCACTAAGTATCGGGTTATTGAATCGTTTGTACATCCCATTCAAACCTTCAATCATAGTTGCTTGTTTTGGAAAATGCTTGTTGCTAAGCGTTTTTTTGTTGTTACTATTCGGCATCCTAGGCAATCCGGTCCTACCGCTCACAACAGGTTATCTATCAGTCGCGATACTGTTGTCACTAGATAACATAAGAAGAACATAGAGGTACCACCCCGCAATGGATGAAAAAACGATACTAACCTTTATCTCTGACAATGCGTTTGTCAGTGCTACCCGGAGGTGCCGCATTGGCGTTTCTATACAAGATATGGCGAATCTTACAAAGTGACAGAAAAATAGATGATCTTGACAGTGCAGAGCGTTTGTTCAGAGTAGAGATGAGGGATGAGATAAAAACACTCAAAGAGGACAAACGCAAATGCGAGGAAGAAAAAGAGAAGCTATACGACCAAGTTCATGCTTTTCAAAAGCAGATGGCTGAGTTCCAAGCTACCTTCAACATGTGTCGAGTCAACCACCCAGAAACCTGCCCATTCATATTGAATCGCCACCAAAGGAGCAACATCAATGAATCGAATTAAACAACTCTCGACTCGCCTGATTGAGTGCCTGAACAAAGGTGGTTGCCGCACTCGCCTTTCAAACTACTCTGGATACCTCTACATCATTGCCCTTCGGGTTACTCTTTGTGATCCAGCTAACACAATACGTTGAGTTAAAAACGAAGGTCGTTCAATTCATGTTAGTGGGGCCTAGGTTTACAGCAGCCAATGGTCAGGAGGTTTGTATGCGAGTACAAGAACTCGAAAAAGTTGCCGACATCGTTGTCAAACCTTGCTCGTACTACATCGCTCCCGGAGCAGAAAAATGAAGAATGATGAATCCGAACCCCTCAGGAAGTTTGACTGGTTTTACTTCTTAGCTTTAGGTATCTTGATTGTAGTCCTAACAGCCTACATCATCTACGGCTCTAACGAGCACAGAAAACTTCTTCACTTGGAAGAGACTACACTACTCTATCTCGATAAGGAATTGTGTCAACGAGTCAAGTTTCTTGAATCAGTCTCAATCGAATTCCAAGAAACGCACAAGAAACCCAAAGACTGTAACTCTTATGACAAACTTAAAGAGGTTATATCACAATGACTAGATATGAAGAAAGTGGAGTGAGCATCGAAGCTGGTGACTCTTTCGTTTCCAGGATCAAGGAACTCTGCAAGCCTACCTACGGCTATGGTGTTGTCGAAGGGGTGGGGCAGTTCTGTTCACTATACCACGCTCCTGGTGGATCAAATCAACTGATCGCTGCATCAACAGATGGGATAGGAACCAAGGCCCTGCTTGCAATCAAACTTGCTGAATACGGCTATCTCCAGACGATTGGGATAGATCTCGTAGGCATGGTGGTAAACGACATCCTCACCGTAGGAGCCATGCCACTCTTCATCCTCGACTACTACGCGATGTCCAATCTCAAGTCTGACGAGAAAAGACAGTTTATCAGATCAGAGCAAATCCTCAAGGGCGTTGTCGCTGGATGTCATATCGCAGGATGCGCACTAATCGGCGGAGAGACTGCCGAGATGCCTGATATGTATGATGAGAACAAATTCGACCTAGCAGCGTTTGCAGTGGGTATGATTAACGAGCAAGATGTCCTAGGCCCGCACTTAGTCAAGGCTGGAGATATCATCATCGGACTCGAATCCACAGGACCTCACTCTAACGGATACAGCCTGATTCGTCATGCTTATCGAGACTTCAACTGGGCAGACAATGAAGAAGATACTCGTCGATGGATCATGGCGCCGACTCGAATCTACACTCGTCTGATCAACAATGTGATCTCTGAACCTGATCATGGGGTGCACGCTATGGCGCACGTCACTGGTGGTGGACTAGAGTACAACACTGGTAGAGTGATCCCCGATGGACTCCGAGCGTACATCGATTGGTTCTCTTGGCCCCGTCCAGAGATATTCAACGACATCCTTCGTAGAGCCAAAATGGAAGAGAACGAGTTGCGTGAAGTGTTCAACTGCGGGATAGGCTACACCATCATCTGCGATCCCACTAAGGCAAGAGCTATTCAAGGTCTGATCAACGGATTAGGAACTCGCTGCTACGCCATCGGTAGAGTAATTTAACGAACATAGAGGAGAACAACATGTCCGCCGCATTCGTAAAACAACTAGCTGATAAGAAACGGAATCAGTGTTGATGCAACTGAGAAGAAGTGGGAAGAAGCAAAAAAAGCAGTCGATAAAAGCAAGTATCCGGATGACGATGCCTAAAATAATGAATGATGCCTCGACAGAAGGAACCATACTCAATTTTGATAAGTTCATTTCCGAGATTTTTGGGTTTTCGAGATCCGAAGCAGACGCTAACCGTCATATGACTTCGTCGGGATCGAAGACGGATGATAAGAGTGAATCTCGCAAGCAAGATATCCAAAATGCGGCATGGAAACATGTCGTTGCCGGTAATCATAAGAAAGCTTTCGATGCTGCATATACGATAGCAAAAGTTCATGCCAAGGAGGATCGTTACGGAGAGGATGCTGCTCACGAAATCGCCACTCGAAAAGCCAAACACGCAGTCAAGACCGCCGTCGAACTGCACACGAAAAAGCGATAGCCGTCACTTTCCTGTGAAAATATTTTCGCAAAATTTTTCCTGAAAGGCTTGACATCTTGCGTGCGTGTGCTATACTAAGCACATCAAGTAAGCCAACAACCCGGAGCAAAAAATGTACGGCAAGCCCAGCACCCCAGTCAACCGCCAAGCCAAGTTCGAGTCTTTCCTGGACGCGCAGGAGCGGAAGCAGCGTGCAGCGTGGTTCTCGTGCCTGCCGTCCATTCTGGACGAAATGGCTCGTGCGATCAACCTGGCTAAAGATGCGCTTATCTCCGACGAAGAAAAAGCGACCAATTTCGAACAGCGCACTGCCGTCAAACTGCGTCCGATGTACCGCGAACTCCAGCAGATCATAGCTACCCCCAAACAGGGGTACGATGAAGAATGTCGTTCCCGCGAATTGATCGGCAACATGATTAGCCAAGTCAATAGTTGGTTCCGTTCCTCCCGGGTTGCGGTCGGTCTCAAGCAGGAAATGGACCCGCGCTATACGGGTAAGGCGGCGATTGCTGCGAAGTACGAGCTGGTGATCAGCAATGATTTTAATGTGACCTACAACCGTGGCTGGCAGCGATAAGCCAGGAGGTAAATGATGGGTGGTCATGCGTTTCCCGACTTCGCCAAAGAACTCGAAGAAGTGCAGAAAGATATGGAGTTGCGTCGACTGGCGAAGGAGAAGTTCAACGGCATTATCGCTCGAGAAATCACGGGATTGGAAGGACAAGATCTAGGTCGATTCATGCAAGACTTAGTGACGAAATACATCGAAGAAACGCTGAAAATGACCAAGGTGGAGTGGGCTCTAAAGCACTCTCCGGATCAAATCAGAGACGCCATTAAAGAATGGCAGAAGGGTTAAGACTATGGCAAACGAAATACTGGTGCTCAAGACTAATAGCCGTATCTACCGAGTTAAAATAGGTCCGTTGGATATGGTAACAGAATCCGATGTCCCGAATTTACTTGGTAGGTATTCCGCAGATGTTTGGCGTTGGGCCAGACGACATTTAGCAAAGGTGTATAATAACGACTTCTTACCCGATAGTATGAGGTAGCACAATGTCATTCTACATGCCTACCGTTGACTTTGATAAAATCCCCGAGAAGCATCTGGGAGTGATGAAAGCCCTTGTCGATAGAAATCGATTAGTGGTGATGCCGTCAATACAGTGCAACGTCGAGACCAAGTTGACCCACCACTTTCTGCTAAAGGTACTATATCGAGATACTCGCTGGTCCACTCCTCTGCACCACGCTTGGTACATGCCGCATTTGACTAAACCCCCCAATGAGGACATGCGCAGGGTTGCCGAAATCGCAGCAGATGAAATCTATCATTCAGATTGCTTCGGTTCTCCGCAACCCGTTTATCTGGGAGACAAGCAGTATCTCGTCACCCGAGAAGATGGCTCAACATTCACGATGAAGGTGGCATAATGATAACGGAGATCTTTTGTGACGGCGCCTGTAGCGGTAACCCGGGTCCTGGGGGATGGGCCTGCTTGATCAGACGCGGCAAGCAGGAACGCCTATACAACGGGGAAGATCCCGATACCACGAACAACCGCATGGAACTCACCGCCGCCATATCTGCACTCGAGATGCTGGATGATCGTGAAACTGCCGTCGTTTATAGCGATAGTCAGTATCTGGTCAACGGCATCACTAAATGGGTTCAGACTTGGCAGAAGAACAACTGGATTACCTCCACCAAGGGTCGAGTACAGAATGTGGATCTGTGGGAAAAGCTGATTGCTCTGAGTAAGAAACACCAAATTCAGTTTAAGTGGATCAGGGGGCATTCAACCGAAGAAATCGACTTAGTCGATAAATGCGCGAAAGAGAGGAGCAAGCAATGAAATTTGAAAAATGTAAAGCCAATATAACAGCATGTGGTATCACTTTACTTTACACTTTCGCAATGATTTTCTTATACATAGAATTTCCGTTGACAATGTCTGTTCTTTTTTTATTATTCATAGCTTACATGCTATATTTGATAAAAATTGCGCCCTATGATAATGACGATGATGAACCCTGGATTGGTCTTTGTAAAGAATAACCCGTTTCTGAGTGCGGCGATTGCGGTAATCGCTCTGTATATTGTGAGTTTGATTCCGAGTGATATCTGGATGCTTTTGTTTTTCATAGCCGCTATCCGTGGTCAGCACCGATAGCTTATGTTTTATGTGATTCTCAACTAGAGAGGTATTGTTATGGCACATCAACTGTATACGAATAAAGACGGTAAGGTTTCCTTCGCTTTTACTGGTCCGCGCGAAGCCGTTTGGCATAGCTTAGGTCAAGAGTTGACCGAAGGCGCAGATCTTGAAACCTGGAAGATCGAAGCGGGAATGAATTGGGATGCTCTCGAATCCACAATTCTTTTCAGGGCTCACAATCATCCTCTATCCGAATTTCCTGGACGCAAGGCGCTTTATCGTTCTGATACCGGAGCGCCGCTATCAATTGTCGGCAGCGATTATAACGTCGTTCAGCCGGGAGAAGTAATCGAGTTCTTCCGTGATCTCACTGAAATCCATGGAATGAAACTGTCGTCAGCAGGCTGTTTGTTCGGTGGAACTCGCTTCTGGGCGCTCGCCGAAACCGGTAAGGAATTCGAGCCCATCAAGGGAGACTCCACTGTCGGTCATCTGCTTTTCGTGACCTCGATCGACGGGTCGCTCTCCAATACCGCCAAGTTCGTCTCTACCCGCGTGGTCTGTCAGAATACACTGACGATCGCTCTGGGCGAGAAATCTACTCCTATGGTGAGGAAGACTCACCGCAAGGTTTGGGATCCAACCCAAGTGAAGATCGATCTCGGGCTACTAAATAGCAACTGGGAGTCCTTTAAAAACAAACTCGATGCTCTTGCCAGTCATAATATGACGAACGACGAAGTGGAACTCTTCTTCAAGAAAACCTTCTATGATCCGAAGAAAGATGAGGATTCGCAGACTTCGGGCGATATGAAGCGAGTGATGAACCTGATGTCGCTGTATAAAACCGGTGCCGGTGCAGAATACGACTATGGAACGGCTCTTGGTGCGTTGAATGCCGTCACCAATCTCTTTACTCACGGAACCGGTCGAGTTCGCAGTGCAGATCGTATGTTCTGGAATGCTTATTTCGACGACAGCATCAAGCTGAACACCATGGATAAGCTTCTGGAACTGTGCTAAAAAACCTTTGGGGCGACTAATAACCGCCCCAAATCAACAGAGGATAGCGGATGGAAGATGAAATAAAGATTCTGCGTCAAATCGAAGAACTGATTAGAAAAAACCAAGATCAGTTGCTGATGGAAATCGTCCCGGCTGATTGCAAGTGTCAAGCAGGCAAAACCAAGAAGGTTTTCAGATGTCCTGGAGCTTTCGAAATCAATGTCCTCCTTTCAGCTTTAACTCGTGTAAGAAATGGCTAGAGCCAAGTGCTTGACAAACACCTAACGATGTGCTATACTCCGTATCAGGAGTAGTCAAGTAAAGAGAAGAAAAGACAAGACAGAAGAAGACAAGAAGGGTGGCAACTAGAACATATAATGGCACCCTATGACTTTCAATCATTTAAACACAGGAGTAAAAGATATGTCAGCAATTGCTACAATCACCACAGTATTAGGTCTAATCCCAACCATTCTCGATATCATCAAAGCAGTTGAAGCACAGATTCCTGAAACCGGAAAGGGAAAAGAAAAGCTCCAATTCGTGAAGAATGTTCTAACCACAGCCTATCCTCAAGTGGTAGAGATTTGGGGTATGGTAGAGAAAATTATCACCGCAGCAGTCACGCTTTATAATGCGACCCGGAGTTTTCAAAAAATAATCGTGGTATAATTGTGACTCCATTCACCTACCTCATAGGATGGAAGCAGCACGATAGATGGTACTATCGGTGTTCGATATGCAAGAAACTGTCATCCCGATGATCTTTGGACCACTTATTTTACCTCATCGAAGTATGTTAAAGCCTTTCGAGAGCAACATGGAGAACCGGATGTTGTCGAAGTGCGACGAACCTTTTTATCTCAAACCGATGCCCGTATGTGGGAGGAAAAAGTTCTTCGTCGAATTAAGGCTGTTAAGCGTGCGAAATGGCTAAACAAATCGAATCGAGGAAAAGATTTCTGCAATGATGACGAAGAAACTCGTCAAAAAATGAGAGCATCTATACTTCTTCGAGTAGAAAAGGGCATCCATATTGGTTTTAACAATACATCAAACAACCCTGCAAAATTAGAAGTAAATAAGAAAAAACTGATCGAACGAAATAGAAAAGCATATGAAAACGGAAATCATTCGTTCTGTAAAGATAGACACCCAAACAAAAGTGACGAGGGAAGAAAACGATGCTCAAATTCAACCAGAATAAGATTATCAAATGGAAACCATCCATTCAGAATGTTTATTACATGCGAGTTCTGTGGAAAGGTGTATCAAAAGAATCATTATTATAGATACCATGGTGTTAGGTGTAAGAATTATGCACCTTAAGAAAATCGCCATAATAACCATTCTCACTTTAACTCTTCTTCTGAATGGCTGTACCATTATCTCCTCTAAATGCTCTCCTTGGATGCCTTATTTCGGCTGGAAAGGACTGATGAACGAGGATATCGATACTGCCATCGAGAAGAGTGCCGGAGGAACCAAATGCGAGGTCAGATTCGAATGAGAGAGAACAATGTCATATAATCTCGTGGATGTTATAAAGGATGAACTGACTCGGTAAAGCCGAATATGTCGATCAGCAAACCTATGTCGATCGACTAAACAAGTGCGAACAATGCGAGCATTTGAGTACACTTATTCCTATGGCAGGCGGAAACTGCAAACTTTGTGGTTGCTTCGTTAAAGCCAAGGCTAAGTATCGTCTATCTTCTTGCCCCGACAATCCACCTAGATGGTTGGCTATAAAGGTGAAATAGAATAGATTCCAGAGAATTAAATCAAATGTACCAAAGTAAAGAACCTTAGAAAGCCAGATTTTTGCCTTAATAGATTCAGTGACTTACAACCCGAAGAACTTAAAATTCTTCATCTTTGAACAACTCTAAACAGAGAGGTATATGGCATGAACGGTAAACAGTGCAAGAAACTTCGCGAAATCGCAAACCAGAAGGCTATCTCCTGGAAGGAAACGACTACTCAAGGCGTTAAAGCCTGGAAAACCGATTTGAGCCATCTTTATGTCGATCCCCAAGTCATCAATGTCAAAGGTGATGTCTTCTTTCAACGCAAGATTCATCCGTTGAGTGTCGGCGCCATCGTGAAAAAGTTGAAGAGGCTCTTTAGGGCTACGACCCGTCCTCAACGCAATGAGGTGTTCGATTCTTTAGAGTATTTCATGTCTTCTCATCCCGAGCTTTTGGGTATCCCTTCACAGTGAAGCAACTAGAATTCTGAGAGGGCTTCTTTAGCCCTCTAGAAGTGGGCTGGTGGATCGTGTATGCTATGGAGCATGTGATGCTCGATGATCCGAACTCGATATACACCGTCTATTCGAATTGAAAATGGGTTCAAATGGGAGAGAAATTATGATTGATACTATAGAGAGGAGAAATGTCCGAGGTAACCAGATTTGGTTTACCTCGGACACCTAATTCACTTCATGCACGCTAATATCTTGAAATACTGCCCCAATCGAAAGTTCGCGACAGTCGAAGATCACGATGCTCATCTGATTAAGGTGTGGAACGCTAAGGTATCTCCCGATGACACCGTCTTCCATATCGGAGATTTTGCATTTGGGGCTATCGAGAAGAGTTACCCGATTCTCGATGCTCTTCACGGAAAAAAGATACTCATTACTGGTAACCACGATGTTCGTCATCTAAAACACGAGGTGTTCAGAGGAAAGTTCGCGGCAGTTAAGTTTGGGTACCATGAGGTCGAAGTGAACTTCCGCGGGCATACGGTTCTGGTGGTACTTTGCCATTATCCTCTCGAGTCGTTTAACAAAATGAGATACGGTAGCTATCACTTTTTCGGACATACTCATCAGACCAATGTTCGACATAATCATCCTTATAAATTTAATGTCGGAGTCGATTCACGAGAGGATCATGCTCCTTGGGGTAAAGATGAGATTATGTCTTTAATAGATACTCCATTTCCAGCCACTTAGGACATATTCTTCTTCCTTTAAGATAAGAAGATAGAGTAGAATGAGGAATTTTAAGTTCTTTACTGGCATCTTTAACGCATCGGTAAATTTTACCATTTATGCGAACTGGTTTCGCACAATAGTGACTACCACCACTTTGATCTGAATAGTTTCTATTTCCAATTCTTTTTCGAGTTTCTTCGCTATGTTTATGACCAAAGAAACTATTCTGGTTACCAGAGCACGGAGCATGATTTTTTGAAATATTTTGTTTATGCTTTTCTGAAAAAGTCTTACCTTTATTACCTTCGCTAATTTTCTTTTTATGGTTCTCCGAAAGTGAAGCATTATATGGCCCTGGACGATCAGTCTTATTCAGCCATCGTTCACTTTTAATGACTTTCATTCTTCGAAGAACCTTGATTTCCCAATCTCGCGCTTCTTTTTGTGTCTGAAAAGTTCTTCGCACTTCAATCACATCCGGTTCACCATAAAGCCATCTCTGAACAGCAACATGGACTGATGAAGTGAAATAAGAAGTCCATAAGTCATTGGGTGACAACCTTTGGCATATTTGGCTCCGATAATACCAAGTGTCGAGCCAAGACCAACCGAATAAGATAGGAGAAGGGGGTATAAGTAGATTTAGGCATGATAGCCTCCTTGACAGGTTATTGTGATTAGGGTATGGAGATGCTTGGAACCATCTCCATATTCGTTATTTATTATCTCATATTGCACCTTGGGGTAAGGATGAACTGCTGGAAGCCATGATCGCCGAGGCTTCCGACACGGTGTAACATCTTCGTGAAAATATTTTTTCCTGAAAGGCTTGACATCTTGCGTGCGTGTGCTATACTAAGCACATCAAGTAAGCCAACAACCCAGGAGCAAACGAGATGACCGTCCATGTCGAACGCGGTTACACTTTCATCTACCGTTCCGGCGGCGTCGTGGTACTAAAAGGCCACATCTATGTCGGGTTTTTCGATACTCTCGAAGATGCGCTCAACCGGGTTTTCGGGGGCTAATACAGATGAAACTGCACGAAATTAGATATTTGGCTTCGATGGTTAGCGACAATACGACTGCCATCGTTGCCCAAGGCGACACCGAATTTATTCTCGACCGGGATTGGGACGTTATCGTCGAGGCGCCGGACGGCCATGCCTACCAGTTAAATAAAGATAACTGGACCGCAAAAGATTTGATCGATTTCGCTTCTCGGTATCCTCTGGAAGACGATAACTGCACTCTAATGTTCATCTATCCTGCAGATGAGGATTACGAAGATATCTGCTTGATTCCCGACGAAGTGGGTGTGTTCTTACACGGTGGTGACTATGAGCTACAATTCACCGTGCACCGTCCACTGACACCTTGTGAAGGAGATCTAATTTGAAATACAAGTTAATTGAAGTAAGTGGAAGATGGTTTGTTGCCTTTAAAGACAAGGGAGGATACGGAGACTTCGTTATCGAATTCTGTAAGTCGTTCGCAACCAGGGAAGAAGCAGATGTGGCTGCCAAAACGGGTGCAATCAAGCCCCTTAATACTGCCGACGAGAAATACCGAATTGGAGTTCTACCGAGATGACATTCGAAGAATGGTGGACAGAATACTGGAAGACGAATGGCCTTCCAAGCATCATGAACATAGCCTTCAAGGAAATAGCGCAGAAGGCGTGGGATGCCGCAACGGAACAAGTCGAAAGATCTCGTCAAAAAGATGTCGAGTCGAAGTTCCATCTGACCTTTGCTGAATTTCATGATTAAGAGGAGAAACGATGATGCGTAAACTGGCTACTGTCGAAACTATCTCGGCAATCAAAAATCACGACAACGCCGATGCTCTCGAACTCGCTTTGGTGCGCGGGTGGCAGGTGGTGGTTTAATGAGAAGTAATGAAATGGCTCAACTTGATGATTATTATGTTTATATCTATTCTGATCCGGATAGCCTTGAACCTTTTTATGTTCGGCTATGGGCGAAACCGCCGCTATCTTGATCATCTTAAAGTATCTAACAAGGATCGTAATAAACACAAGGTTTATAAAATACGCAAGATTCTGAATGACAACAAAATGCCGAAGATTGAGATTTATAAGCAAGGATTAACAAAATCTCAAGCTTGTCAAATTGAGGAAAAGTTGATTGAGAAGATCGGGAGATCGGACCAAAATAAAGGACCTCTTACAAATCTAACAAAGGGTGGTGATGGAAATCGTGATTGGTCTCTTGATGCTAGAATGGCTTTAAGTGAGAAAAAACGTGGGCAAGTGTTAGCAAAAGATGTGAAAACAGGCGATGTGGTTTCCATAGATGTCTCTGATGATCGTTGGTTAAAAGGACAATTTGTTGGCGTTAATAAAGATATTACTGGTATAACTAACAAAAATCGGTAACTTAACTGGATACATCTTGGCTAAAGATAATGATGGAACTGCTTTTAGAGTTAGAAGTGATAATCCGAGATGGATGAGTGGTGAACTGGTCGGATTCAATAAAAATACACCAGCTCACCCGAATACGGTTGCAGCAGCTAAAAATCGTAAAGGAATCGCAAAAACAAAAGAGCATTGTCAAAAAGTATCCGATTCGATGAAAAAGTTAAAATGGTACTATAATATCGAAAATGATGTAGTCAAAAGATTTGAAGAGAACAGCCAACCCACCGGATTCGTAAGAATAAGTGGGCCGCATAAGAAAATGTTATTATGAGAGGTAAGATTTATGTATAGAGATGGTGAGAGAATGATGGCTTGGGTTGCTACAATAGATCAAGTTCAGAATCATCCAAATGCAGATAGACTTGACTTGTGTCGAGTCGGTGGGTGGCAAGTAGTTACATTACGAGACGAATATAAGGAAGGTGATCGCGTGATTTATATTTCGATCGATTCCTGGGTTCCTACCGAAATTGCGCCTTTCCTATCGAAAGGACAGGAACCACGAGTCTACGAAGGTGTGAAGGGAGAGCGCCTGCGTACTATCAAACTTCGTGGAGAACTCTCGCAAGGTCTGATTCTTCCGGCTGAAACCGTTAACCCGGCTTTGGTTACCGATTGGACCGACGGCACCGATCTGACAGAAATCCTCGGTGTTCTCAAGTGGGAGCCACCGATCTCCGCGCAACTCGCCGGTCAAGTCGAAGGCAATTTCCCTTCTTTCATTCGAAAGACCGATCAAGAGCGAGTCCAAAACTGCTACTCGGAGATGGCGTTCCTCGATAACCACCAGCATGGTGGAATCCGTTGGATTGTCGAAGAGAAACTGGATGGGTCTTCCTGTACCGTCTTTGTCAACTTCAAGCGAGATGTAGCCGAAGGGCTCTACGAGGTGGGCATCTGCTCTCGCAACTTCGAGTTGAAGATTAACGAGGAGAACAAGGACAACACCTTCGTCAAAACCATAACCGACGCCGGCTACCTGGATCAGATCCATAAGCTAGGGCGATCCATTGCAGTTCAAGGTGAGCTTTGCGGGCCGGGTATTCAGGGCAATAAATACAAGCTGGAACGCCCTACACTCTTCGTATTCGATGTCTTCCTCATCGATAAGCACCGCTACGCTACTCGAGAAGAGCGCTGGGAGATTCTGCAATCATTGATGACTCTTGGGGTCAAGGTAGACGAAGTCCCGCATTTGGGATCTACTCAAATTCCCGGTTCCATCCAGGAATGCCTGACAATGGCCGAAGGCAATAGTAAGATCAACCCTCAAACCAAGCGCGAAGGCATCGTGTTCAAAACACGAGATGTCATCGAAGGACAAGTGGTGTCGTTCAAAGCAATTAGCAACGCATTTTTGCTACAAGAAAAATAATCCTCGGAAAGGAGCAGTTATGAAGCAAGAAACTATGACTCTAACCGATAACCAAATGACTCATCTGATCCACCAAAAGGTTAAGGGAGATGCCCGTCATAAAGATGCTGTCAAAGATGACTGGTTGATTTTTTCGTACCAAACCTGGCAGGATGATTCGCGCTTTAACCAGTTCGTCAAGAGTATCAACGACTGGCTGTCTCGTCATAAACTACCGATAAAGGTTGTCGACTTCACTCGATTCGATGAGGAAGATGAACCGGAGGCGGTTGAGTGGGAAGTGCAGATTACCACACACGATTAAGAGGAATTGATTATGATCTATTCGGCGGCAATACACATCTATCACCTACCTTCGGGTACTCATCTGTATACGGTTGAGGAGAGCACTCCTTCGGAGTCTGCTGCTAGAGAGCAGTTTTCTAAACTGGCGGAAACTATATCATCGATGGATAAAGACAATCATTCCATCGTGCTGGAGACGACAGAAGGCTATGTTATCTTAACTCGTAAGTTCCTAGCCGATTCTATCCTTCGTTTGAAACTTTTCCAAGTCGAGGACTCTGTCGATGACGATGCTGGTTAATCTGTTGGTTCGAGATCACCTCGAGAAATTCCTAGATCATTATTCCAGTTTAACTCCCGACGATAGGCATAACCGATTCTTCCATACCATGGGCCCATCGCCAATCAAGGATTGGGTGATGACGACCACGGAACGCCCCTACTCGCATTACTTCTTCGTGAAGGAGAATGAGGAGGGGCATTTCGAAGGTTTGGTGACCATGGGAGTCGAATCCGATAAGATTGCTAATCTGGCAGTCAGTGTTCTACCCCAGGCACGAGGACAAGGTCTGGCCCAGAAACTTCTAGGCGAGGCTATCGATACAGCAAAGAAAATGAAGCTAAAGAAGCTCGTATTCGAATGTCTGATGAATAACCATGATTGCAAGCGCCTATATACCAAAATGGGATTCACTTGCAATTATAGTTTCGAACAGCAGTGTATGCTAGGTCACCTAGATTTGGAGGACTGCAATGATTAAAGAGTGGATTCTTATTGCCTTGATTTGTCTTATCGTCTTATCCTTTTCTCCACATATAGGTATGACCTTATCTGTTTTAGGCGTACTGATTCTAATGGCATTACCTTTTGCTGCATTGGTGGTTTTTATCGTACCATCATTCAGAACTCGTTTTTTATCCGCTTAAATACAAGCCCCGTATTCGACGAACAATCGATACGGGGCTTCCTATTCGAGGAAAGATTATGACACAATACACCGAAGTTCTCGAAGACCCACGATATGCGAAATACTTGGATTATGGATTTGTTGGACTGCTTTCTGTCATGCGGAGATGACAGCACCATAGACAATGCAGCCAGGGTGAGTTATGGAGGAAACGGAATACCTCGATCTAAACAGGATACCACCAACCTCTTAAGATATCTGATGAGGAATAGGCACACCAGTCCATTCGAAATGGTCGAACTGCTCTTCCATCTAAAGATTCCTATCTTCGTGATGCGACAGCACGCCAGGCATAGAACGGCGTCGCTCAACGAATACTCCGGGCGATACTCCGAAATGTCTAACGAGTTTTATTTCCCCGATGAGAGCAGAGCATTCGGTCAATCGCAATCGAACAAGCAGCAGTCTGAAGGAGATATTGCGAAGATAGATAAAGATGCCTTCTTCGATAATCTAGAGCACCAATATCAGTCATCTTATTTTTGCTACAAATCGGCTATCAATAGTGGGGTGAGTAAGGAGTTAGCTAGAATCCAGTTACCTCTCGCCAACTACACCGAACTCTACTGGAAGATTGATTTACACAACTTTTTTCATTACATCGGTCTTCGAAATGACCCGGGTCATGCTCAATCCGAAATCGTTCAATTAGCCAGATTGATGTATGAGTTAGTGAAACCGCATGTACCTATTTCGTGTCAGGCTTTTGAAGATTATCGATATAACGGTGTGACTTTCTCCGTTCAAGAGCAAAGGGCTCTTGCCGAATTGCTAAAAGTGGACGACTTAGTATTAGGATCAATGGATTCGGTCCTTAACTGGTATCTCAAAGGACGAGAGTTGGATGAATTCAAAAATAAACTTACAAGAATCATAGAAAGGAAATAAGATGGTTTATCATAAGCATCATATCGTTCCTCGTCATATGGGTGGGCGGGAATGAGAAAGAAAACCTTGTGGAATTGACAATAGAAGATCACGCCGAAGCACATAGATTGCTCTTTGAAGAACACGGCTGCTGGCAAGATAAAATCGCCTGGCAGACATTGAGTGGACAGATTTCAGGAATTGAAGCCGCTCAATTAGCCAGACGACTTGCTAATACGGGAGATAATAGCCCTATGAGAAGATGCCCTGGGGCAAAAGAGAAAATGATTAAGGCAAAGACAGGGCAAACTCTTGGGCCTTGTAGTGAAGAAACCAAACGAAAGATAAGTGAAAAGGCTTTGGGAAATACTCGTGGTTCTTTCAGTAAAGGAACCAGCAGAGGAAAAGGTGTTCCGAAGAGCGAAGAATCTAATCAAAAGAGAAGATCGTCATTTTTAGCCAATACTTCGGCTATGAATGAAGCAAAAATTCGCTTATCAAAAGTTAGGATAAATCACGCAGGAACTATTTGGATTAACAACGGTATTCAAAATAAACGCCACCCAAAAGAACATTCGATACCAGAAGGTTTCATAAAAGGAAGGAAAATATGAATAAAGATGAGTCACCATATAAATTGTCCCAATATTCTCAATACATCCATCTAAGTCGTTATGCACGATGGGACGATCAAAAAAAGCGCCGAGAAACCTGGGAGGAAACCGTAGATCGTTATACCACATTCTTTGTAGATAAATTTCGGTGATATCTACCCAGAGATAGAAATCAACCAAGCCATCAAGTCTCTGAGGGTGATGCCTTCAATGCGCTGCTTGATGACTGCTGGTCCAGCATTGGAAAGAGATAATGTGGCGGGGTTCAACTGTACCTATGTGGCTATCGATCACCCCCGAGCCTTCGATGAAATACTGTATCTCTTGATGTGTTTTTCTCCTGATACTCTTGTTAAAACAAAAGCCGGTTCAAAGAAAATTAGTGAATTGACTTTAGATGATGAAGTTTTATCTTATGATGAAGCATCAAAAAGATATGAGTTTATTCGACCGTCTCAAGTTATTGAAACATCATCATCAGAAAGAGAAAAGATTGAATTGACTCTGGAAGATGGATCTACTATTCGTTGCACATCCGATCACCGTTTTTTAACTGAAAACCGTGGATGGATTATGGCTAAAGATTTAACTGAAGAAGATGAAATTAAAAATTATTATGAAATAGTATAAATTTAACTCCTGTTCCGTATAAATAATAGTATTAAAGTGCGGAACAGGAGTCAAAACTATGATTGGATTTGTTTATATGTGGATTAACCAAATTAACGGAAAGAAGTATGTCGGTGCTCATAAAGGTTCTTTTGATGACGGGTATACCGGTTCTGGATCTGGTTTCAAAAGAGCCATAGAAAAATACGGTATTGAAAATTTTGAAAGAGTTATCTTGTATAGTGAGTTTGATTCTGAAGAAAATCTTTATAAAAAAGAGTTTGAGATTATCAATGAGATGAATGCAGTGTTTTCTTCTGATTATTATAATCAAACAAATTTCGATCCTAAGTTCAATCATCTGTATTCAGGAAAACGAACTATTGTATTTACAGATGAAACCAAAAGAAAAATGAGTGAAAGCGCAAAACACCGTTCAAAAGAATGGCGAGAAGGTCAATCAAAAAGGATGAAAGAGAAAAATCCATATCACGATAAAAACATAGTTGATAAGATGATTGAAACGAAGAGACAAACAGGAACTCTGGTACAAAGTGGCAGTAACAATCCGATGTATGGGCGACGTTGGTATAATAACGGGGTAGAAACCACAGTATTCATTCCAGGAACAGAGCCATCTCGGATGGGTTCTAGGTAAGTTAAAAGACCCAAACGGTAAATCGTTAAGTGAAAATAACCCAGCAAAAAGACCAGAAGTTCGACAAAAAATTTCCGATAGTTTAAAATCCAGTTTAAAATTCAAAGAGTATCAGGAGAGAAGAAAAAATGCGAATAGTAAAGAAACAGATTGTTGAGGATAAGGAAAACTATTGGGACATTACAATTCCAAAAAATCATAATTTTGTATTAGATAACGGTTGTGTAGTTCATAATTGCGGGTGCGGTGTCGGTTTTTCGGTTGAGCGCCAATTTATCGCTAACCTACCTGTTATAAACGAGGACTTCTATCCGGTTGAAACGATTATTCAGGTACACGACTCTCGAATAGGCTGGTCTACGGCATTTAGACAACTCATCGCTCTTCTTTATGCGGGTCAGATTCCTCATTGGGATCTAACCAAACTCAGACCCAAAGGCTCTCGTTTGAAGACATTCGGTGGAAGAGCCAGCGGTCCCGAACCACTTAATCAACTCTTCAAATTCTGCGTGGAAATCTTTAAGAGAGCCGCAGGAAGAAAGTTGAACAGCATCGAGTGCCACGATATCGTCTGTAAGATAGCCGATATAGTAATCGTCGGTGGAGTTCGAAGGTGTTTGAAATTCGACACCCAAGTTCAAATGGAAGATGGGTCTTGGAGACAGATAAGTCAAATCGTTGTTGGTGACTCTATTAGATTGCCTGATGGATCATCAGCGTTGGTTTCAAATTTATTTGATAATGGTAAGGATGAGATTGTAAGAATACATCTTCAAGATGGAACTACGTTCGAGTGTTCGAAGAACCATAGATGGTATGTCTATAATCATAAAACTGATGAATTTGAATGGGTTGAAACTTCAGACTTATCTGAAGGAGAATACTCGATGGTCGATCCAACTGAACAAGATTGAAGTAAACACCTCCGACTATAAATAGAATAGCAATTATAGTCGGAGGTGTGAGATGGCTTCAAAACAAACAGATGAAAAAAGACGATTTCTTATAGAAACACGAGGATATCCTATGGGGTATCATTCAAAAGAAGAGTATGAGTTTTTCTTAGAAAAAAATACACCAAAGGTTAAGGTGTGTGTCGAATGCGGCGAGCAATTTGAAGGTCTTGAAAAAGACCTTCAATGCTCAGATCAATGTAAAAAAACTTATCGTCGAAAGAAAACAGAGAAAACTTGTCTTGAGCGTTATGGGGATACGCACTTTTCACGAAATGCTTGTGTTCGTGATAAAACGAAACAAACTTGTCTTGAGCGTTATGGCGTAGGTAACCCTCAACAGAGCAGAGAGATTAAACAGAAAACAAAAGATACCTGTATCGAGCGTTATGGAAATTATTGTCATTTGAATTCTGTTGAATATACTGAAAAAAGAAGACAATCTTTACTTGAAAAATACGGAGTCGATAACTATTTTAAAAGAACTGATTTGGTTAAAGAATCTTGGCAAAACACTTTGGGATGTGACAATCCTCAAAAGAATAAAGAGATCGATCAAAAAAGAAGATTGACACTCAGCAAAAAATATACTTTACTGGGGGCAGTTCCAAAAGATGCTTCTGAGAAAACTTGTTTCGAACGCTATGGATCAAAGATGTTCTTCTCATCTGAAGCAGGAAGAATGAGCATTAACAATCTTCGTGACAGATATGGATGGACAGAAGATCGATTAGTCGAGTTGATGAGAAAGAGACGATCTTCTGTCAAATTTGGGAGAGCATCAAAAGAAAGTTTGAAAGTGTTCATTCCTTTGTATAAGTGGCTTAGAAAACGCGGATATGCCCGTGATGATATCCTGTTTGGTATCTCAGGTAGTTATGAATTTTCTTTGTTAAAAGATTCATGTATTTATTATTATGATTTCTTAATTAAGCCATTAAATTTAATCATAGAATTCAATGGAATTCTTTTTCATGCTCGAAAAGATACTGATATCCTTTTGTATAATCATAGTGCTGAAGATATTATAAAAAAAGATGAAATTAAGAGGAGCGTTGCGATCGAAAACGGATTTGAAATTTTAACCTTATGGTCTGATGAACCGCATCTATTGAATAGATCACAAATTTTTATAAACAAAATCGAGGAAGAAGTGATGAAAAAATTCAAAGATTTTATCAAAGAGAAAACTTCAAAAGAAAAACAAGAAGAAATTGCAAAGAAAGAGCGAGATGAGAAAGCACTTACCGATGTTGCTATTCAAAAACGCGGAACTATTCTGCCATCAGAGGAAGATGTTAATGGTTAAACTAAACAAGATTGTTAGTGTTGAGTTTACAAGTCATACATCACAAATGTATGACATTGAAATTGATCATCCTGATCATTTGTTCGTTGCTAAATCGCCTGATGGTGCTATTCGGAGTTTCTCATAACTCAGCTTTAATCTCTCTATCTAACCTCTCCGATGATAGAATGAGAAATGCCAAGACGGGTCAGTGGTGGGTAGGTAGTCCGCAAAGAGCATTAGCCAATAACTCATCCGCCTATACCGAGAAACCCGAGATAGAGATCTTCCTGAAAGAGTGGTTAACTCTAATCGAAAGTAAGAGCGGCGAGCGTGGCATTTTCAATCGCGTATCGGCAACCAAGAA